AACTTTCAAAACAAACAACACGGTGGTTGCATGTTCTTCTTGTTTGGCATAGAAGTCAGGACGCTCAAGGTCTAGCTCAGTACCGTCGATCTTTTTAGAGACCTGGGGCACGCTACAAAGCAACCGATACCCAGAGGGTGTTGGGAGCAATGTTGCTTTTTCCTCGTCTTTCTCTGGTGGTTTTGTAATTTGTTCAATCACTTCAACCGTTGGTTTGAGCTTTAAACGCTCTGGAAGTATGAGATCACTCATCTGATTTTTCTACCTTTTCTTGCAGGTCAAGTAAGAGACCCTCTGCGATGGCTAGACCCGAAATCACCCCACAGAGTTTTTGATATTGGTCAAAATTTTGGCACTGACCTGTTGCTAGATCGTCAGCGTAATCGTTCATTTGTTTGCGTATTTGGTGGCGCAGCGCTCCTGCGAAGTCTTGAATCATTTAGTCGGTTTCTCCTTGGGTTGGTTGTTTTGTTTCTCAAGTGTGCCTGCGTGTTTGATCAAGTCTGCACCACGGTCTCTGCGTTGCTCACGGATTTGCTCCATCTTATGCTGGTTATCCGCCGCAAGCTGTGCATTGCTGTTGTGTACCTGTGCGGCTTTAGCCATCGTGTCCGCATCAAGTCGTCTGTTGTCAATATGGATACGTCCGGCTTTCTCCATCGTGGTTGCCTCAAGTTTGCGACCCTCCAGGACTTGTCTAGCCTGCATTTCCTGCGCTTTGAGCTGTAGAGTTGCCTGTGCTTGTTGCGCTTTAGATTGAGCCTCTTGTGCTTTGATTTGCACCTCTTGCTGACGAATCTGCAACTCTTGTTGTTGCATCTGGATGAGTGGGTCTTGGGCTTGTTGCTGCGCGTGTTGTTGAGCAGCTTGCTGTTGGTTTTGTTGCAGAACCTGAGACGCGGCTTGCGCCATCATGCTAGAGAGCTGTAACTCAACTTGGGGCGCCATCTTGTCATCTTGCTCTGGAATCGGTAGACCCAGGCGCTGTTCAATCTGTTGTCTGTAATGGAAGCCCACGTGCTCTGCAATGTGCGCCATCATTGCCGCTTGAATCTTAGGTGCGTTGGGGTTTTGTCCAATGAGTTGCATTACGATTGGGTCTTGCATCATGGACGTATGCACCTGAATGTGCGACTGGTGATCTTGGTAAAAGAACGCCTTGACGGGTTCTGATTTGAGAATAGACTGGTTCTCTGTGACGGGGTCTTTTGGTTTTTGATCCTCTGGTAGTGGCACCAGCTTGTCCGCGCCTTTGATACCCATCACCTCTAGCATGCGCCTGTGAAGCTCTGGCATATCGTAAATATCTGGTGCCATCTGCGCCATTTGAATCACGGCTTGGTACTGCACCACACGCTGAGACATGGTCGCCGCATTCGGATCGCTGACGGGAATAATGTCTACATTGTCGTAATCGTCTTGTTTAGCTGTTTTGGATCCGTACTCAGGCTCGTACTCGTAGTCAACGGGCGTGTCTTCTTTAATGAGCTTGGCAAGGAGTTTTAGCTCTTGCTTGAACGCGTAGTGCATACGCGCTTGCACCGCCGTCATGACTTTTAACTGGCGCTCAATCAGCGCAAGTGTTGTACCCACAGGTGCTTGGCTGGACATATCGCTGATCTGCATATCAGCGGTTGCGGCAAATCTACGTCCTTCTTCGACGATTTTGTCCAGTAATCCAGCTAAAACTGCACTTGGCTCCTTATATGGGAGTGGCAGTATATTGTCTCTTAACGGACCCGACGCAATATCAACGTCGCGGAATTCTCCTGGTGCAATGGGCGTGTCATCACCTTTAATGCGAAGCCCACGCGATTTAAGTCCTCCGGGGAGGTTAGATAGAGTTCCTGCGTCCACCAGTTGACGCATAATCGAGGTGGCAGACTTTGCAAATCCACCAATAAGATGGAAGAGTCCGAAGCCGTAGGCTCCAAATCCTGGGATGTACTGGTAGTGGACGAAGTGCTGTCGTTTGAGTTTGTTCTCGTCTCCTTCCTTCCAGTTCCTGCGAATTGACAAGACATTGTTGCTCCCTTTGATCAGCGTTACGACATATGGTAACGCAATCCCGGTTTCATTGCCATCTTCGTCTTTATCTTCAAAGCCTTTTAAATCTAGGTCAACGTGAACTTCATAAATGACATAACGATCATCGTTTAAGTCATTGAATCCAGTCTCCATATCCTTGGCTTTCTGGATGTCATCCCTAAGCTGCGTGGCGTCTGGTAGTTCAAAGTCTAGGTAAAAACCCGCCTTTTGTAGCTTTAATATGTCATTTCTAGTCTTGCGCATGACGTGGGTCATACGGTAGCAAGTGTCCATGTCGGTCGTACCGTAGGGCAAAAGCACATCTTCTGCGGGTACAAACATGGATGTTTGGCGTCCAAGTGTGATGTCGTCGTACACTTTTTTGAACGCAGAGCCTGTGGCGGGGAGGCTCCAGAGCATGCGCTCGTGCTCGGGTCTGAACTCAACCATCACCTCGGTCAGCTCATAATTCATGTCATCCTCAACACGGATGGCAGCTTCTTTTTTCTCTGGTGTTTCTTTACCTAAAATTTTAGTACGAACGGGACCTTGGGCGGGAAACATCTCGGTGATCGTTTCACTTTGGAACCTAACTACGGCTTCTGTAATCATGGGGTGGAACACGCCTGACGCTCCGTTCCACGGCTCCGTTCTTTCTTCGTACTGTAGACCCAGTAGCTTGAGTCCCATTACATACGCTTTTTCCCAGTCTTTGCGCGAACCTTTGTCGTTCTCAATTGCAGATGCTAACTCACTCACCATGCTTGCCATGTCGGCTTCAGGCATGTCTTCTGCTAAATTTTTATAAAAATCTTCTGCCTCGGCTTTTTCAATATCAAGCTCCATGTCTCCAGCAGTAATGTGCACCGCCTCTGGGTCTATGACTTCAATCTCAATGGGTTCGTCCGAGTGTTGTGCAGCAATGCCCTGAGTGTCCGAGTAAAGTGCTTTATCAATATTGGTTGCCATATCTGTCCTTAATAGTATGCAGCGCTTTTACGCCTAAATGTTCTTAGCTCATCGCGCTCATCTGAGTCAAGTGCAATAAAGCCGCCTTGTCTAAAGCGCATCAACGCTTGAGACGTTGTATCCACATAGTCGTCGTTGTCCCCGACTGGGAATGACGCAACTTCTTCAATCACCTCTCTAGCCCAGCGTGTGTCTGGTGCCCAGACCATGCCGCTTGCGAACAGATCAGACACGGCGTTTAGACGCACCATCTTGTCGTTGCCTCTGCTCGGATTTGTTTCTTGCACAGGTATGCCCATCGCACGTAACTCTTGAATCAGTGGAGCACCTGCGGCTTTTTTCTCCACAATAAACGCATCTGGCTCCCATTCTTTGTAATGCTTGAGCGCAATTGCCTTGAGTTCTGGAAACGCCATTCTATCCTTGAACGCATCCAGTAAGATGACTTGCGGCTTCATGTTTTCTTCTTCGTTGTAGAAAACGCCCCACGTTGTGCACGCTGAATAGTCAGAATTGTTCTTGGTCTCAAACGCCGTATCCCAAGACTGAATCACATATTCACAAGGAGGTGGGTTGTCCTGAGTCCAAACGCGCCATGCTTTTCGCGCAATAACCGCAGAGGTGTCGCTCGTTGGCTGCTGCATGTACTGTGCGTTCCAATACCTCGGATCAATAGATGCTTTTGCAGATTTCAGCGCCTCAAGCGGCCACTGCTCAGGCCATAGCGACTTCTCATTCTCCGTGCCCTCGTGCAGTATTGCAGGCAGCTCCACAATCTCCCATCTGGGGGAGTCCGGGTTTCTCGTTTGGTAGTCAATCAGGCGCCCCGTCAGGTCCAGCAGTCCCCAACGCGTCATAATCACAATGATCGCCCCGCCCGGCATCAAACGCTGGAGCGGTCCTGTCTGCATCCACGACCACGCATTATCAAAAGCCAGTCTTGAATTCGCTTTGACATCTTGCTCTGAGTGGGGGTCGTCGATAACGAACAAATCCGCGCCACGTCCTGCAAGTGCACCACCGACACCCGCTGCATAATACTGTCCACCTCTTGAAGTAGACCACTTGCCTGCGGCTTTTTGGTCGTCTGAGACCTCGGTGTTGGGAAATAGCTCATGGAACTCCTCCGAATTGATCAAGTTTCGCACCCTGCGTCCAAAATCCTCAGACAAACCCGCGGTGTGGGTGCCCATGATGATCTTTTTCTCAGGGAATTTGCCTAAAAAGTAAGCAGGAAACAAGTAAGAGCTGAACTCAGACTTACCCATACGGGGCGCGATGTTGATAATCACCCGTTTTTTCTCACCACTTAGCACCGCTTCAAATATAGATGCCAGTTTCCTGTGGTGGGGACCCACTTTAAAGCCCGGATAGACCCGTTTGGCAAACTCAAGGACGCTGTTTTGGGCGGTGGCTACTTTAAATCTTTGCTCTCTGACCTCGAGCATCTCCATCAGTTCAATCTTTTCCGCCGTACTCATACGGGGAAGGGCGGTCTGCAGCGCCTGGATTTCTTGGGGACTAAGCGTTAGGTCGTTGAGTTTCAAGAACATCCCCCACATCCGTAACGTCTACCACACCCATGAACCGATTGAGCTTTTCTTTAATCTTGGAGTCGATCTCTGCGTCTGACATCTCGGTTTTCTTGACCTCGATCTTGTCTGTAAAGAGTCCGACCTCTGTGACCTTGCCCAGTAGTGCAAGCGCTTTGAGGCGTATGCTGGCACTTGGGTTCTCACATTCTTCCAAAATTTTAGCTACCGTGTAGCCTCTCAGTTCTTTGGCTCGCTCTACAAACTCCCAGTCGTAAGCGGTCAGCATGGTGACCAAATGGCGTACGGCTTGTGGCGTTTTAATTTCAGCAAGCGATGTATGTGTGATTTCGTCAGGTGTGGCGGATACGAGATTGGCAAAAGCCTTGCGTGCGTGCTGGGTGTCCAGCTCGTCTGCCTTCTTATCCGTGTCAACGGCTCCCAGTTGCTGGAGCCAGTCGAGGGTATTTACTTTAGCGTCCACAGTCTGGGACGGGGTACTTTTTTCAAGCGACACGAATCCATGTGAGTTGTCACTCACTTCTGGTTCAAAATCAATAAGGTGTTCTAACATTCGCGTAGGTCCTTGTAACCTCGGGTGGATATAGTATATACTACATTCTGTCAAGTGCGCAAGTTGTGCATTTGCTCTCTCCTAGAGGTTGGCTCCTCTTTTATATCCCCCAACGTTGCACTAATCAACTTGGGGGGTTTTTTTATATTGTATTGTCAAACGTTAGACAATAGGTGTTTGGATTTTTTATAATATTACTATGGTATTACAGGAATAGTGGGAGCGGGTGAGGAACAGTGTTCATGGTCGGAGGGTCACTATGGTCTAAAAGAGGGGGATGGGGGTAGTGTGGGGTCAAAAGTAGTCAAAAAATGGGTCAAACTGACCCTAAAGTACCCAGTTCGAGGCGATCAAATACCCCCTTGTTCTACAATGGAATTGTCAATAGGTGAGAGCCGTTGACATTCATTAACTTTTAGGAGAAAGCATTATGACAATTCAAAACAAACAACAAGCCTTTACAACACTCAACACGTTTGCTACTGCACGTGTCCAACTCATCAAGGGTATGCGAGACGCAGGATACGCAACAGTCGAGGAGTGCAGACCCATTGTGATCGAGTGGGCATGCTCTAAGACTAAGTGCAAATTCAACGTGAGCGAATCAACAGGCAAGGTAATGCTAGATAGCAAACACAAACAGTATGAGAAAACCAAGACTGTTGTACGTGACATCATGCTCATGCTACAAGGCACTACCAGGCATGCCGAGACTAAGGCAAATACATCAGATCGCACCGAGGAGATCAAGGTCAGTAAGACTAAGGTCAAAGCCTTTGTGCAACTCTACCAAGGTCTGAGCATTGATGAGATCAAAGCGTATCATGCTGAGGCACTCGCACAGATCAAAGCGATGACTAAGTAATTTTCGGGTCAGTCTGACCCGTTTTTATTTCGAGCGCAAAGATGCGAGGTCTCTGCGCTGTTCCATTCCTTGTCTAACCTTTTTAATTGGAGATCACTATGACTAAAACAGAATTCATGTCCGAGTGTGCCGAGCGCACCATTGACCCTCAACTTGCCCTTGAAAATGACGAGCTTTGCGAAGCTCTTAAAGATCGAGACGATGCCGAGGTAATCCGTATTCTTAACGAGGAGTTTTAATCATGCAAGTACACTTTGAACACACAGACACATTTGCAGGCGAATCCAACTACTCATGGGTGCGTAGGCATACGCAAGCCCTACCTGATAACGTATCCGATCTTAGTCTTGTCCGTAGGGCTAAGGCTTGGGCAGGTCTATCGGGCATCAAAGCGAGAGTAGAAAAGTTTGGTGACATGATCGCCATTTACCCGAGCGGTATCGCTCACGTAGTATTTGTAACCTTTGGAGAGTAACCATGAAAGCAATAGTCAAACGACACAGACGAGGCACGTACCACGTGCTATTCAAAACACCCTCACACCCCATTGGGGTTGTAGGTTTCAAGGTAATCGGAGCGGACAAACAATGGCAACTATTCAACCACTTAGACACCGAGCTTAATTGCTGGACATCCAAGAAAAGCATGGTCGAATACCTAGAGGGTAAGACCGAAGCACAACTACTAGAACTCAACAACAGGAGCTAACATGAAACCAACCATCACCTACCACGGCACAATCACCATCGGCTCAACGCACTACCACGTGCAACACTACAAGCCCTCACCCAACAAGCAACACATGGTCTACGTGTTTAAGAAACACAACCTCATGGAACGTGGCTTAGTGTTCGAGACCGAGTCAGACTACCAAGCATGGTATACCCAAGCACCAAAGCAACTCGATCTTTTCGGGTCAGACTGACCCGTTTTTTGTTGCTTAGTCTTAAAGTTGCTTAATCACACTCAAAAATTAGCTATCCATGATTAAGCAACCAGACTTAACTTCCGACAGTCGCCAAGCCCCGTAGTTATTGCGTGTCCTTAAAAACTGTCTTACTTACTTATCTATTTAAATATATATTTATATATAGGAGAGTATTTATATATGTGTTCATTCTTTATTTGGTTCGGACATTCTTTGTTTTACTTTGGCTTTAGTGTTCTTTTAAAACGATATATATGTCGGACAGAAGTGGCACAAACGCAGTATTCAAGGGGCTTCCCAACTGTCCAAAGTTGTGGCACAATGAGTAGTCTTAGACACCACCAAAGACTAATAACCTAAAAAGGATTTTAATCATGACAAAAACTTACATGCAAATGAAACCGCAAGAGTTGCACAACAGACTAAGCAAACGCATAGCACAACCTGATGCACTCGAACAAAAGAAAGCAGAGATACTCAAAGCAAAGAAAGCGCAGAGGTCAGACAAGATGCTAAGACTACAACACAGAAAGTTATGGTCACGGCTCATCTCACCACTCAAGTACGAACTCTCCAACGCCAAGGTCGGGGCAAAGCATGACGGCAAACACAAACCCGAGCGAGATGTTGCGTTTAGTGCGTACATCAAACTGATGGAGAAACTGTTGATTAAATTTGAGGCACTCCAGTTGCTTAGAGATGAGGAGACAGATAAGCCGATGACCCCGTCTACCATAGCCAAAGATGCAGACATCCCCAACAACGGAGATCATTGGACGGATTGGATACCCACATCCAAGCGCACAGAGATAGCCATGCTATTCGAGGCGATACCCCACGCACCAAAGACTAAGCGCAAAGTACCGTTCCAAAGAACCAAGCGACCCAATACCAAACAGAAACAAACTCTGCTTGTCCGTACCCAAAAGGAACTGGGCAACGCTGAGACCGAGCAACTGATCGAGCCTACCGAGGAGCGAGCCAGTCGCATAGCGCAGATGAAGCAAGCAATCACGATCATCGAGCAGCTAAAGCCAAGCGATGCCGTGCCACACACGTGGCATGGGCTAGAAGATTTCGGGTCAGACTGACCCGTTTTTGTAAAACACTAACCACAAAGGAGAAAGCAAATGAGTGAACAAACTGTTTTGAAATATCAAATCCAAGAAACGAGCAATGGGTTCATGGCGCTCGATGTGCCAAACGATACCTACTTGGAGGATGAGAACGGTGACAACTGTTTCGACACAATCAAGGAAGCAAAAGCATTGATCATTAAAACACTAAAAGGAGAAAGCAAATGACTAAGCAACTTGTTACAACACAATGGGTCTTTTTATTACAGGAGGTGCTGCGCAGATCACGCCCTTGGTATCATAGGGAGTACTACAAACACCGTGTACATCCTGCGATCTGGGATGCGTTCGAGTTAGCCCGTCCCAAAGACTGGCATCAACTGGTGCTAGAGCATCCTTACAAGTCCGACACCGACCCTGGTCGCATCGCTTACACACAAGATGACCGAGCAGGTGAGGCAGATCGTCAGACTGTTACAACCATTGGCAAGTATCTGCGCAGACATTTCCCTGACTTGTCCGACCATGAGATACGTGACATCCAAGCATTACATGTGGCAAACGGCATCAAGATCGTACGCACAACCGCCGAGATGATCTACCACTTGCAACGTGGTCCAAGGTCTTGCATGGTCAACAGTTCTTTTGCTACGCATCCCTACGAATGTTATGACCCACGTTACGGTTGGGCTATGGCAGTACGTGAGGACGGCAACGACACAGTCGGTCGTGCGCTAGTCAACGATAGCGACCCTGAGAACAAGATATTCGTTCGCTCATACCGCAAGAACAATGACGGCTACTCGCATAGCGATGAGCAGTTAGAGGCGTGGCTCAAGTCTCAGGGGTATACAAAAGCGAACGACTGGGAGGGTCTCAAACTCAAAGCTATCGAGCATCGCAACGGTGACTGGGTCGCACCGTATCTTGACGGCAACGTAAAGCAGGCAACGCTCAAGTCTGTATCAGGCGAACGGTACTTCCTCATTGACTCTGACGGCGAGTATGAGATGGACAACACGGCAGGCGTAACACGTGAGGCACATGAGAACACATGCGAGGATTGCGGTGACGGTTACGATGACGGTGACGGTTACTGGGTCGGCATACATGAAGACCGAGGCGTGTGTGAGACTTGCATAAACAACTACATCTATGCGTACTCACGCAGAGGTAACCAGTACCACATACCCGAGGACAATGTCGTTGCCGTTCAAGGTGACTACTACGATACAGACTACCTCGATGACAATGAGATCGTGTGTGACAGAGACGGTGACTACCACAGACGTGAGGACGTGATCTTTATTGAGAGCGATGGTGAGTACTACCAGTCTGACGATTACCGCATCTGCTACGCTGAGGATAGCAATGAGTATGAGCTTAGAGAAGACTGCTGGCAATGCGAGGAGTCATTCAACTGGTACACAAACGACTGCACCGACTCTGTCGAGATAGACGGCAACATTTACCACACAGACCATGCGCCTGAACAAACAACCAAGGAAGAAACAAATGAATAAGAAATCTACACTATACAAAACACTCAAGTACGCACTTAGTCTTAAGCGACCACACAAGTCAATCACCAACATTGACTTCACCAATTGGATAGCAACCACATGCCCACGTGAGGTATGGGACAAGTCCTTTATTGATGCGTGTGGCAATTTGCATGTGGATTACCGCACCGAGTCAAGACACCGCACACTATTCGTATCTCATGTAGATACTGTGCACAAGGTCGAGGGTAAGAACAATATCACCATGACTGCAACCAAATGGTCTGCGTGTGGTGCGCCCCTCGGTGCCGATGACGGTGCGGGTATTGCCTTGCTTATGCACATGATGCACGAGGGTGTGAATGGCTACTATATCTTTACGCAAGGTGAGGAAGTAGGTGGCATCGGTGCTAAGTATGTGGCTAAGAACTATCCCGAGCTACTCGCTGAGTTTGACCGTGCGGTTGCGTTCGATAGGCGTGGCATTGACTCGGTCATTACACATCAGGGTTGGTCACGGTGTTGTAGCGATGTGTTTGCACAGGACTTATCCGATGCACTCAATGTCAGCATGGCGCTCATGTACTCGCCTGACGATAGCGGTGTGTATACAGATACCGCAGAGTTTGTTGACATCATCCCCGAGTGTACGAATATCAGCGTAGGCTACGACCGTGAGCATAGCGAGTTTGAGTCGCTTGACCTTGTCCACTTCCAAGCCCTTGCTGATCGTGTCATACACATGGACTGGGACTTACTTCCAACCAGTCGTGACCCTAAGATACGTGAGAGCAAGTGGGATCAGTCAGACTACGCATACGGTGGCTATACATACAACTGGGACAAGACTACCGACAACTCATTTAGTTACGGCAAGGACATGATGTCTTACAAAGAGTGCTTCATGGCTGACGTACAAGATGCACTACTCGATGCACAGGTAGGTATGTGTGACTTCTTGCTCGAGCTTATGGCTGAGGCGGTGTACCCAGAGGACGTAGACATGGCGATCAAGATGATCGACCGCAGTCGCATAACGGATGAATGGATAAGCGAGGCACTCGCTCGTGCGTGGGTCGAAGACCCTGACACATTACTGATCGACTTGTTCGACTCGGTGTATGCGTACGTGTAACTTCAGCAATCATGATTTTCGGGTCAGTCTGACCCGTTTTTTAACCAAGGAGAAAGCAAATGATTAAAAGTAAACCGAATGTATCCAAATCCATCGTACTGCACGATAAGGAGATAGACCTGATATGCCAAGCCCTGCGCCTTGCTGTATCAGTAAGCGCTAACTTTGAACAGAACGACCATAAGTATGGGCTGATGCGCAGCCTGCTTGCTAGGTTCGATGACCTGCAAAATATGTATAATGTTAGACACAACGACAAGGAGGAGTAAATGCCATCACTACAAGACGCACTACAAAAAGCCATCAATGAGTGGACAGAACCAGAAGATAAACAAGAGGAGAAGCAAATGTCAAAAAGCGAAATCATATTTAATTACATCAGAGACAACGAGGGATGTGTATCTAAAAATGTCATAGATGCCATGTACAAGCAAGGTATCAAGACAGTCACGACCGAGACCATGATCGGGCAATTCATAAAGGTAGGCATGGTGGTGCGAGACCCTGTGTGCAATGAGTTGTTTGCCAAGACAGATAAGTACACGCCTTTATTAACATTTGCCAAAGCACACGGCACAAAGCTAAACAACGCCAAGAAAAAGAAAATCGTCATAACAACACGCCCACCCGCAGCAGCACCCGAGCCTAAGAATGAAGTGCCTGTTGTACGTTGGAACATCGAGGGGTTACTCAGAGACATATCGCTACAACAAGCCAAGGCTTTGTATGTGGAGTTGCATAAATATTTTGGAGGTACAGTATGAACGATTTTAAATTTTTAATTAGAGCAGGGCTATTTACTTTAGCGATGTTTGTTTTATGTATTGGTGGGTGTATGTACGGCATGCCGATATACGATGTGTATGAGCAAGGTTTGCGAGGCGAGGCCGAGTTGGCGAAAGCCAACTACTCCAAGCAAGTAGCCGTACAAGAGGCGCACGCCAAGATGGAGTCCGCTAAGTTATTAGCAGATGCTGAAGTCATACGTGCCGAGGGTGTAGCAAAGGCAAACAAGATCATAGGTGACTCACTCAACAACAACGAAGCATACCTACGCTATCTGTATATCAACAACCTTGAACATACTCAAAATCAAATTATCTACGTACCCACAGAGGCAAACCTTCCTATATTGGAGAGACGTAAATGAAAAGGAGAAAGCGTAATGAAATTATCTATATGGCTGATGGTAATACTGTGTTGGATAGAACTGCTAGAAGTAAATCGACACTTAGTACTAATCATAAAACTAATGGGTGTTCAGCCATGAGTAGGATGACACCATACGACACAGGCAAAGTCAAGATCGGTATCTACTATGAGCCGAAACACAACCACCACAATCCTGACCAAGACTGGGTACAAAAAGCCGTGCTTGGCATCGAGTCAACAATCACGACTGACACAGTCGTTCTTAGCGTTTTGTTTGCTATCTGCACGTACGCAGTTATGGGTCTTATATCGAGGAGTTACTATGAGTGACGTATTTAAATTCATATTGGTAGCCGTCGTTTGCTCGACTATAACTACGCTTGGCATCTGGTCACTTGCGCCCCATCAAGGCTTTGTGATTTACAGATGCGACTGGTCAGAGATCACGCCTGATATACCAATTCAAGTTAGGGATGAATGTCGCAAGCGTGTATTGCATGGGAGTATCTAATGACTAAAGAAGTAAAGCAAGAAGAAGATGAGCCTAAAGAATGGGTAGGGTTAACTAAAGAAGAGGTAAAAAATGAAGTTGAGTTTTTCTTTCGTCATTCTTATGTTGAAGACCCTGATAGATTATTTTTATTTGCTCAAACAATAGAAGCCAAGCTGAAGGAGCGCAACACATGAATAGAAGACTAGCACCAACACCACAACTTAGATGGATAGATAAAAATTTTTATTCTTACGACTCTAACGACAATCAAAATCGAACCATCACCATTCTTGAGCAGTGGCATCAAAATGAAGTATTGACCGAGACGCATGGTTGGCAACCAGTCGAAGGCGGGGAGTGGAAAGAGGTAAAGAAGGAAAAAAACACATGAATAACAAAGATTTTGAACCAATAAGAATCAGAATAATGCAAGAAGCCTATGAACTCGCTGACCGTGGCGATGCCGAAGGTTATAACTCAGTAAAAGTTATGTGCAACGATGTTCAGAATTTATTGAGGAGAGAATGGGTAGGGTTGACGAATGAAGAAATCTATGAAGTATACGAAGCTACTGAAAAGCTAGTTGGTGAGCATTGGGATGATGGCGGTACAACCATGATGTTCCCTACAACTTTATATCAAGCGTTTGAAGCCAAGCTGAAGGAGCGCAACACATGAACCTACACCCTGACTCAATAGAGAAGTTACTCATCGCTGCAAATGATTTAAAAGATGTAGACGGCAGACACCTTGGCTCGACCATGATGTACAAAGTTTTATCTAATGAATTCCTACGCGAGTATGTGCAGCCAACAGAGGAGTGGATTAACAAGATGCTATACACAAAGGAAAAGAACAATGAATGAAGTACTAAACTACTTGCTCCTCGTTGCCGTGCTCGGTCTCGGTGCTGTGTGGATACTTGCAGTATCTTGCTATGTCATATTTTTATTAGGAGCGTATGATGATTGAAGATCTTGAAGATGCATATAAAGAACTCATGGAGTTCTTGGAAGAAGGAGAGTCCGTTGAAGGCATAGTCTTTGGAGATTATGGCTGGGGCGGATTTGGAGAAAAGGCAGACCACAAGGTTCAAAAGAAAGACCAAGGAAAACTAATGACATTGGCTGAGGCAGAGCCACTGATGCATGGTTGGACTTTCTACGGAGGCTATGGTTCGCCTGAGTGCAACGCAACTTATGTATGGACAAACAAGCGCTGTATATGGGTGACTCAGTACGATGGTTCCACGAATCTTGACTCTATGCCAAGACATCCTATTAACTGTATGCCTGATATGCCCGGGGGTTGAAATGACTAAAGAAGAAATAATGAAATTAGTTGAGAAGACAGAATTATTGGGAATTGTAGACCCCCAATACTATAAAAATGAAATGTGGAAACCCCATGTGTGGTTGTTTGCGGAGGAAATAGAAAATCACATTTTAAAAATATTTATTCAAGAATGTCAAAAGTACCTTAATCACTCTAATGACGACATCAGGAAAACCGCATTTAAATGTATTTTTGACATACAAGCAAGGAGATAAGAATGAGTGAAGAATGGAAAATATTTTGGATTTTTGTTAGCTCAGGATTAGGCTTATATGTTGGCGCATTATTATCTGTTTATTTTGAATTTATAAGAAAGGATAAAGATGACTAAAGATGAAATTCAGACAGCAATATTGAACATTTGTAAAGTGCCAATGCACAGTGGTGACTTTAATATTGTTGCATTCGATTCATTTTGCAACAAACTTATTGAGCTTGGCGCGGAAAAAGAGCGTGAAGAATGTGCAAAGATGTGTGATGAATCTGAATATCCTGATGGAATTGATTTGGCTTATTTAATTCGCGCAAGGGGTAAATAATGATTAAAGATACAGCGGTACAAATACTTTTGGAACACTTTAGTGAGGGTATGGTACGCACTATTGTTGATGCTATTGCTGAAGACGAACGTGAAAAATGTGCTGAATTGATACCTCCTCAATATTTTGAATTTCGTGATCGAATACGAGCAAGGGGACAAGAATAATGGATCATTCACAGTTTTATATGACACCAGAGGCTTATGAAATTTTGGCGTTGAGACGAAGAATTGAGGAAATGGAAAGGGAACTGCGAAAGTTAAAGGGAATAGAAGAGCCTGAGCAAAAACCACAAACATTTATGGAGACTGTTAGGCCCGGGGTTGAAAAGATTTTTGATGAAATATATAAGGGGCAAGAATGAAATTTAAAAAAAGACCTGTGGTAGTAGAAGCTACGCAATGGTTTAAAGACGGCGACCATGATCGTGTCAAAAAATTTTTTAATCACGACCCAGAAAAACATGGATGGGGTTGGATTGAAACACTTGAAGGTGGGCATATAGTCACCCCTGGCGATTGGATTATCACTGGTGTTAAGGATGAGCACTATCCATGCAAGCCTGAAATTTTTGAAATGACATATGAAAGGGTAGAAGAATGAAAACCAAAGACGAAATTAAAGAAGAAATTATTGAGCTATATGGGGCTACACAAGCCTTAAACGAAGTAATATACGGATCTTTTGGTACAGGTTTTAGTGCCACGTTTTTGGCAAAGCACAACACTCAAATTAACAACGTGCTTAGGAGAGTTGTAGCAAAGGAAGACCCGGGAGTAAGTTTAACAAACGTATCACACACAAGGAGAAAGCAATGAGCGTATTAATTCACACGGATGTTTTGCCTGCAAGTTTATGTAACGAGTTGTACGAAGACACACTAAAGACTTTAAAAGAACCTAAAGATCAATGGTGTAGCAACTTTATGTGGGCGCAGGGCATCGTCAAAGCTAGTCATTCAGTATTGGTGCGCTCATATCCTGAAAACATAAAGCAGTTAATATTAAACAACCTTATAAGAAAGGGGTTTATCAGTCATAGTAAGTACTGTGTTATGAACTATGCGTGGACAAGACTCAGCTACATTCCTTGGCACAATGACGATGGATATGCGGATGCTATCACTATTTATTTAAACCCCGTGTGGGATAAAGACTGGGGTGGATATTTTTTGTACTTAGCAGATGAGCCTGGGTATGTTAAAGGGTACATACCAACATTTAATACTGCGGTGTTTAACAAGGCAAATGCGCCCCATTGCACCACGCCTGTATCTTTAGATGCACCAGTGGTAAGAGCAACTGTTCAAATATTTCCAATTAAACAATGAGTACTTTTCCCCCCATACCGCATAAAGTTTTAGCGTTATTTAAAGACTTTAAGTTTTTAGAAGGTAACGCACCGATCATGCAAGGACGTATCCCTGACAAGCTGATGCAGGAGATAGGTTCGTTTGTTGACATTTGTAGAAGCATCAAAAGCCAAGAGTTGTTTTACTTATTACGCCAACGTACTACGGTAAGCGATAACTTTTCTCATGTACCAGTCCCGACGGTAGCGTTTGAGAACTCATTTACGCAAGCGTTTCTTATCTATCTTGGTGAGTATGTGCAGTCACAGATTTTTGGTGAGGCACACCGTAGAGAATTTAGAGTTAAGAAATATGACGGACACTTTAACGGGTATGATTTTTGGACATGCTTTTATAACGTAGGGGATTACGTCCCAAGGCATCAACACTTCGCTGTATTTTCAGGAGTCATATACTATACAGATGGCGCAGAGCCAACTGAGTTTCAAAACGGTGTAAAGTATTTAGGCAAAAAAGGAGACATACTTATCTTTCCCTCTGAGTTAGTTCATTGGGTAGATGCAGTATCGCAAGAAAGAGTAACGCTTTCTTTTAATTTGATTTAACTTTAAAGGAGAAAGAAATGAACGACATACTAGAAGTTTTAATGACGCTTGCAGTGCTTTGTATCGCATCAATGTGGATCACTGTGGTGTTTTGTTATGTGCTATTTATACTAGGAGTTCATGATGAATAGCACTATGTATTTAGCTATTATTTTCTTTTGTCGCGGTATTGATTGCGGAATGATTGCCGTTGAAACACCCTACGCAAACCAAGAAGAATGTAAACAGGAGGTTACCAACGTAGAAGACAAAATAAAAGCCGATAAAACCTTGACGGTTGTGGAAGGCAGATGTGCTAAGTTTTACCTAAAAAACACAAACTATGCAAGGAAGTAAGAATGAAACTTAGAACATGGCGCAGGCAGATGACCAGGCGGGACACTGGTTTTGTAAGGTCAGTGGATAGGTTGATGGAATTAATTGCACATCATTCAAATAAGCTTTCAAAATCATTGCAAGAAATCTATCAGAAATCATTACAGGAGAAACAAAATGAGTGACGGAGGAAAAGGTTCAGTCCAAAGACCTGTTAACATGGACGCATTTGCAAGTAACTTTGATAGAATTTTTAGGAGTAAACCAATGGATGATCAAACAAGAGAAATAGATTTACAACTGGGCGATGCACTCGCAGAGCTTAACTTGTATCAGAACGCAATAGAAGAAGCAAAGGTGATTTGTGATGATGTGGATAGCGGACGTTACGGCGATGCGCTAGTGCACGTGCAAAAGTTTTACGCTAAGCTTGAGGCAATACGTCAGTACAGAGCTAAAGCCGTGGACATGGATGGGAGATGTTAATGAAAGCATTTCCAAACGGAATAATTACAAACGGTGATGGTTTGATTATTGGTGGTCAACAAGGTATGGATTTAAGAGACTGGTTTGCAGGAATGGCTATGCTCGGAATGTTGTCTGAACATTCAGGCATTAGATACGATACGGATGAACTTACACAGTTTTCTTATGAAGTAGCGGACGCAATGATGAAAGCAAGGTTACAAAATGACAGCTTGGAGGAAAAGACAAGTGTTCCAAAAGATCAACACCTATGAGGGCAGACCTCTTGGTGTACACACAGGTGAGGTGAATCAAATCTTTCGCCCTGCTTGGTTGTGCACCGTTTGTAAGAAGATATTCTTTAACAAAGAAGAAACCGAAACACACGACCACAAGGACAAGGACGATGCCAAGACCCAAAAGTGAAATCACAGGATACAAAACAACATCGTTTCGTATGACACCAGAACAAAAGGAAATGTTCAAAGCAATAGGAGGAATAGAATGGTTAAGAAATTACTTGAACAGACAAATCAGATCAGAACAAATTCAGCTAGGCATTGCCGCGTACAAGGAGGGTACTAATGATCTCAAACGATAGACAACAAGAACTGTTTCCAAAAGCCGATGACAAACAAGTAGGCGGTAACCACTACAAAGACATGGCGATACAGCCGTGGACAGTAATGGAGAATGTGTTGACCACACAGGAGTTCATAGGATTCTTAAAGGGTAACATCATCAAATACTCTATGCGTGCAGGACGCAAGGGTGCGACAGAAGAGGACGTGAAGAAAGCGTTTCACTACATTGAGAAACTAAACGAGGTACTTTACTAATGGCTATGACTCCCGAGGCTTTAGTTAAAAAGCAAATCAAAGCAATCCTTAAAAACAACAACGCCTACTACGCTATGCCGATCGGTATGGGGATGGGTAACTCAGGCGTGCCAGACTTCTTGGTCTGTCATAAGGGGCGCTTCATTGGCATTGAGGCTAAAGCTAAGGGAGGCAAGCCAACGGCACTACAACTTAAACACTTACAAGATATAAAAGATGCAGGAGGAGAAGCACATGTTATTAACGAAGACAACTTACACACTTTACAGGGGATACTAGATGGCACTAACTGAAGCTGAAAAAGAAATGGAGGCGCGTATCGCAACGCTTTCAAACAAAGAACGCGATCATTTAAAAGAGTGCATACACAGACTCGTCATGTGTTACGGTAAGGATGCGTGCACAGGCATGCTGCTTGTCAAAGGACATTTGATCGGTGACATGGGCGAAGTGATTACGCTTAACTGCAACGAGATGGATGCAGCCGAGATGTTGGACGGACTCAAGAATTACTTTGACCATGTCAATATGAGCGATGCACCACCCAAGGAGATGTTTAATTGAGCGCCCCATACAAGACGATACTGACCCTTGACTTTGAGACAAGGTGGGACAGTAAGGACTACACACTAAGTAAGATGACCACAGAGGAGTACATAAGAGATGCGCGATTCACAGCCTTTGGAGCCTGTATCCACGAATACGGAAGTGATAGACCTACACAATGGTACAGAGGAGACGAACTTCCACGAATACTATCTACGTACGACTGGTCACAGACTGCCGTTCTTGCCCATAACGCCCAGTTTGACATCTCTATCCTTGAGTGGGTCTACGATGTCCACCCCTGTTTCATCTTCGACACCTTATCAATGGCAAGAGCTTTACGAGGCGTGGAAGTTGGAAACTCACTTGCAAAGTTGGCTGAAGACTTTGGACTCCCTGCCAAGGGAATGGCAGTACATTCAACGAATGGACTCGAACGACTTAGTGACATCAATATTGAGCGAGAACTGGCAGAATATTGCAAGCACGATGTATACCTATGTGAGCAAATTTTCGGGCGGTTGGTTCAAGGCTACCCTGCTAAGGAACTCAGACTCATCGACATGACGCTTAAGATGTACACGCGCCCCGTGCTTGTACTAGATCAGCCCATGCTTATCGAAGCACTCTCAGAAGAAAGGATTAAACGTGAGGAACTACTCCAAAGACTTGATATTGACGAATCCGACCTCGCGTCGAATCCTAAGTTTGCTGCCTTACTTACAGCGCTCGGGACGGTTCCCCCAACTAAGGTCAGTAAAACTACCGGGAAAGAAACCCTTGCACTTGCGAAAAATGATGCCCTCTTCCAAGCGCTCCTCAATGGTGAACGTGAGGACATTGCCCTCCTTTGTGAAGCACGCCTTCGGGTTAAATCGACGACAGAGAGGACGCGTGCTCAGAGGTTTCTCGATATATCTCAACGCGGCGCACTACCTGTCCCGTTATCGTATTACGGGGCTAAATCGGGTCGTTGGTCGGCAGCCAAAGGCTCCGCTATCAATATGCAAAACCTCAAACGTGGGTCGTTCTTACGTAAAGCAATTATGGCTCCCGAAGGTTCGCAACTCGTTGTTGGAGATTTATCACAGATTGAGCCACGGGTTCTGGCGTGGTTGGCTGACTATCAAGATATGCTCGACATCTTCAAAGGAGGTGGCGACCCTTATGCGGCGTTCGGAGCGCAGATGTTTAACATACCCGGACTCAGTAAAGAAACACATCCTGACCTACGGCAGTCTGCGAAAAGTGCACTACTCGGGTGTGGTTATGGACTCGGATGGTCGTCGTTCGCGTCGCAGTTACTCACCGGCTTTCTTGGAGCGCCGCCCGTACGGTATGAAAAGAAGTTCGCGAAAGCGCTTGGCGTTACGTCGGATGCGGTCGAGAAGTTTTTTGATTGGGATGAGAACGTTAAGAAGCTAGAGGATATACCGCACACCTGTAGCCTACAAGAGCTTGCCGTGCATGCCGTGGCTGCCAAGAAGATCATTGACATATACCGTGCCACCGCGTATCAAGTCGTATCATTTTGGGAGACCTGTGGTGGGCTGATTGAGACGTCTTTGTATGGCGGTAAAGAGCACAAGTACAAATGTTTGACATTTCGCAAGGGTGAGATAGAATTACCAAACGGCATGAAATTGCTGTACCCCGATCTACGCAGAACTAAAGACGATAAAGGTAGGAGCCAGTATGTATACGGGCCAGACGCTACCAAACTTTACCCCGGTAAAGTAACAAACAATGTCACGCAAGCCCTAGCAAGGATTGTGATGACGGACGGAATGCTACGAGTTAACAAATGTTATCCCGTAGTAGGAACTGTGCACGATGAGTTAATATGCGTTGTGCCAGATGACGAGGTCAATGTAGCCAAGACATGGGTCTTGGAGCAAATGACTATGGAGCCGAGCTATATGTCGGGCATACCTCTGGCAGCAGATGGTGGCGCGCATAGACGTTACGGTGAAGCTAAAAACTAAGGAGAGAGAAATGGAACAAACGCAACCGTTTGAAATAAAAGATCACATCATAATTGAAGGCATTACAGAAAACTATGTCTGGTACCACGGATCACTATTAAGACAGAAGATGTCTTCGTGGAGCACAGAGCTTGAGAGCCTTATTAATGTCATGGAGAACAGACACAAGGAACACATCAAGATGTTACAAGAAGTAATGACAGAAAATTACAACCTAAGAAGGCAAATAAGGGATATGAATGACGCCAACAAAACTACAGATACCTAAAACAATACGAGTCGGTAACAAACGCTATTCAATCGAAGTCGTTGAGACAATGCTTAGGCAACGCATCATGGGGACGATTGACTATGACAAGCAAACGATAAGAGTTGGGCGTAAGAGCAATGTGACAGGACGAGCTTATACCCAAGCGATGATGAGTGAAACCTTTTGGCATGAGTTAACTCACGCTATCCTCAACGACATGGGGGAAGATGCACTCAACAAGAACGAGAAGTTTGTCACAGGGTTTGCCAACAGACTTACCAAAGCAATTCGATCAGCGAGGTTTTAATGCCAACAGTTACATGGTCACACAGTTCCCTCAAAGACTATGAGGGATGCGCAAGGCGGTATCACGAAGTCAAGGTTCTCAAGAACTTTCCGTTTGTAGAGAACGAAGCAACGCGTTACGGTACAGAGTTTCACAAGGCAGCAGAAGATTACATCAAGGACGGTACACCCATACCACCACAGTTCTTGTTTGCTAAAGATATGCTAGACGCTTTGATTGCCAAGCCTGGTCGCAAGTTGTGTGAGCAACAGATGGCGCTGACTGCGGACTTAAAGCCTTGCGGTTGGAGAGACAAAGACACATGGGTACGTGGTATTGCTGACCTGCTTATACTCGACGATGACAACTTAACTGCTTGGGTCGTGGACTATAAGACAGGCAACAACAAGTACCCAGATCGTGAGCAACTCAAGCTCATGTCGATCATGGTGTTTGCTCACCATCCGCATATTCGCAAGATCAATTCAGCATTACTCTTTGTAGTAAAAGACGACATGGTCAAGATCAGTATGACCTATGACCAAGCAGAGGGCGAGTGGTGGCAGTACCGCCAACGCGTTGCCCGTATCGAGCAAGCCCACGCCACAGATGTATGGAACCCCAAGCCATCACCGCTGTGTCCGTGGTGTCCTGTAAAAACGTGTGAACACAACCCCAAACATTAGGAGTAAATCATGGCTAAGTCTAGTCCAGAAAAGTTAGCGTACAACACCAAGTACGAATCAAGTCCGGCTCAAGTTAAGAAACGCGAGGAACGTAACCGAGCAAGAGCGTTAGAGATGAAGGCAGGGAAGGTTAAGAAGGGAGACAACAAGGAAGTCGATCACATCAAGATGCTTGATGCAGGCGGTAAGAATGTAAAGAAGAACTTGCGTGTAGTACCTGAGAAGGTCAATAGAAGTTGGAGAGATGAGCACGGCAAGCAGTACGGTAAGAATAAATAAAAGAGAGAGCAAATGCAAATAGTAGAAGACAAAGCGCTGGTCTTTCGTACGCGAAACCCAGCCAAGTACAGCATCATCCCTAAACATAAGATACTCAGCGAGGACAAAGGCACGTACGAGATTGCTGTGTACTGGGGACTAGACGAAGCCAGAGTTTTAAAGAACCTTGGTGTAAAGAGTGTGCCCTCACCGATTGAGCGCAAATACAATTGGCCTGGTCGTTTCAAACCAATGGCACACCAGATCGAGACGTCTGCTTTTCTTACACTACACAAGCGTGCGTTTGTATTCTCTGAACCGGGTACAGGCAAGACACTATCAGCGCTGTGGGCTGCCGACTATTTGATGAAGCGTGGTGAGGTCAGGCGTTGCTTAATTCTTTGCCCCTTGTCGATCATGCAGTCTGCGTGGCTTAGTGATATGAACAACAGTATCATTCATCGCTCTGCCATTGTTGCGCACCATGCCCAGGCTACCCGAAGAATTGAGATGATTCAACAAGGCTATGAGTTTGTGATTACAAACTACGAGGGCTTGAATCTTATTGCCGAAGAAGTTAATAGCAACGGCAAGTTTGACTTGGTTATTGTGGATGAGGCTAACGCATACAAGTCTGTGACCACCAAAAGATGGAAGTCTTTAAAGTCCATCATCAAACCCAACACACACCTATGGATGATGACAGGCACACCTGCATCGCAGTCACCTGTTGATGCCTACGGTCTTGCCAAGCTCGTTAATCCAACCAACGTACCTATGTTCTTTACAGGATGGAGAGACAAGGTCATGAACAAAGTCACCATGTACAAGTGGGCGCCCAAGGCAGAAGCTAAACAGTTGGTGCACGAAGCACTACAACCTGCGATCAGGTTCACTAAAGACCAATGTCTTGACTTGCCACCTGTACTGACCATGACACGCGAAGTCCCACTCACGCCTCAACAAGCCAAGTACTACAACCTACTCAAAGAGCAGATGCTTGTGCAAGCAGCAGGGGAGACCATCAGCGCAGTCAATGCGGCAGCAAGTGTCAGCAAGCTACTTCAAATCAGTTGTGGTGCAGCCTATACGGACGACAAGGAAGTCATCGAGTTTGACTCAGCGCCAAGGCTCAACGTGCTAGAAGAAATACTAGAAGAGACAGATCGCAAAGTCATTATCTTTGCAATGTTCAGGTCAACCATCGACACGATCTACAACCACTTACTCAAGCGCAACATCACGGCTGAGTACATCAACGGTACAGTTACCCCACCAAAACGCTCGGACATTATTAGGAGATTCCAGAATGAGGAAAACCCTAGGGTCTTAGTCATGCAGCCTCAAGCAACTGCACACGGTATCACGTTGACAAGAGCCGACACAGTAGTGTTTTATGGACCGCTTATGAGCGTGGAACAATACACGCAAGCTATTGCAAGGGCTGATCGCAAGGGGCAGGACTCTGACAAAGTAACCGTGATTCATATCCAAGGTAGTCCCATCGAGAAGAAGATGTTCAAGGCTTTGGAATCTAAAGTGAGTGATAACTTACTTATTACCCAGATGTTTGAGAATGAAATAATTATTGACAAGGAGGTGAAATAAACAAAAAACGTGTGTAGAATGTCTAACGCTTGACAACAAAACATAAGGAGAAAGCAATGGATGACCAAGCAACTGAGACGGTTCCAATCGACAGATTGGTAAAAATTTATCGCAAGATTAAAGAGAAGATTGATACTCTTACCCAAGAGTACGACACGCAGATTGAGACTCTCAAAGCACAGCAAGACGAGATCAAGTTTGCGCTCAAAGATATGATGAAGGCTGACGGCACGACATCATTGAAGACGACCTTTGGTACGGTCAGTCTGATGACCAAGACGCGTTATTCAACCAACGACTGGGATTCGTTCAAACGATTTATCGTAGAACACGACGCAGTTGATTTGTTGGAGAAGCGTGTGGCTCAGACAAACATGGGTCAGTTCCTCCAAGAAAATCCTGGTGTCGTACCACCAGGCTTGAACTCCATGACGGAGTTTGAGATTCGCATCACTAAACCATCTAAATGAAAGTAACGAAAACTATGTCTAACATAACGACCTTTAACGCTTCGCAAGTACCCGCATTCGCACAAACTGGTGAACTATCTGACACCGCAAAAGCCCTCATCGGTGGAGCGCTCGGTAGCACAACTAAACGTATTTCAATCAAAGGCGGTGTATTCCGCTTGGTCTCCGGTGGTAAGGAGATGGCTTCTATTGAAGACCGTCACCTCGATGTCATCATCGTCAAAGCTGCCCCTAAAGTGAGCCGAGTGTTCTACGCTGCCAAGTACGATGCTGAGAATGTAACTGGTCCAGACTGCTGGTCTAACGATGGTGAATTGCCTGATGCAAACGCTCAGAACAAACAAGCTGAGACATGTATGAGTTGCAAGAACAACGTTGCCGGGTCAGGTCAGGGTAATAGCCGGGCGTGTCGCTATCAACAACGCCTAGCCGTTGTGCTAGAGAACAACCCAAGTGGAGACATTCTCCAGTTGACTCTACCTGCTACATCCATCTTTGGTAAGGAAGACGGTGACAAGCGCCCCTTGCAAGCCTTTGTACGTCACTTGGCACTTGCATCCCCACCTGTGGATGTCGAGAAGATTGTGACTCGCATGAAGTTTGATATGAAGTCTGAGAGTCCCAAGCTCCTCTTTGCTCCTGTACGTTGGCTCACCGCTGAGGAGTACGAGATCACTAGAGAGCAAGGCGAGTCCAGAGAAGCATCAAGCGCAGTCAACATGACGGTCGCCCAAGCTGACGGTGTGAAAGCAAAGTCCGTTCCAGCCCTTGCAGGAAAACCCCCTGTAGTTGAGGACGAGGAGGATGAGATAATTGCTCCCCCACCCAAGGCTAAGAAAGCCAAAGCCGAACCCATTGCCGAAGCCGACGAGGAGCCAGAGATTCGCAAGGAGACAAAGGTAAGCGCTGTCCCTGCGAAGAAAAGCAAACTCGCTGACATCGTGTCCGATTGGGATGATGAGTAATTAAACAGGGGGGCATAAGCCCCCCATCAAAACAATGCCGTACTCAGACAAAATAGCAAACCTAGTAGCCCACGCTCCGCGTGGTCCTGGCAACACGCTAGGACGTTGGGCTATTCATCTCGACTTTCCTGTGACCAAGATCGCTTATGTACTTGGAGTTACTCGTCAAACCGTGTACAACTGGTTTGAGGGTAAGGACGTATTTGTGGCGTACCAAAACAGGGTAGAACTTTTAACAAAAATAATGTCAACCTCAAAGACGGCTGACGAAGCATGGAGAAGAATATGCAAGGAATACAACCTCGATCCCTCAGTAACTCGGAACTGATTCAGTACTCAGCCATGTTCATTGATTCCAATGAAGGCATGCCCCTCGCATGGCAACACGAACTGCTGCGCCGATACATCGCTCTTGCCCCAACAGAAACGCACCTGTACCCCCAAGAAGGTCAGCTCGATCTCTTTAAATAACCCGAAGGAATTTTTATGGAACCGCTTGATTTCATGGCGGCGGTTCTACCGCCACCGGGTAATGGACGGTATTGCGTTGTAGAACTGACTAAGAAGAAAGAACATGTATATGTTGATAATTTGGAGGAAGTACAAACCAAGCTAGACCTATGGAGAAAAAACGACTACGACATTTACTTTGCGCTCGGTACGTTTGGAGACAAGAATACGCGTGTGAGAGGTAACGTCCAAAACGTAAAGTGTATTGCCGTAGACGTTGACTGTAATCATCCCAAAGACCTGCCCGTCTTTGACGGTAAAGTCAAGCCCAAGGCGTATCCGTCTGCCCAATCAGCGGTGTCAGCAATCATGAATTTTTGTGATGAAGTTGGCTTAAGCGATTTAGGCAGCCCTTGGCTTGTGTCGTCTGGTGGCGGTGTGCATGCGTATTGGCCTTTAAAAGAAACCGTTTCAATTGAGGAGTGGGAACCTGTTGCCCAACAATTCAAGCGCTTGTGTTTCTTAAAGAAATTAGGCATTGACCAAACTGTAACCGCTGATGCGTCTCGTGTACTACGTGTTCCAAATACCATTAATACTGGTGTTAAAGGCGATAAGAAAGTAAGGGAAGTTACAAAGGTCAAGTTTAAAAACGAAGGAGATTACTTTGACATCGAAGACATTAAAGCACTTCTTACGAAGAACTTGGCGGGTACTGCGTATGAGATGGTCACGCCATCTGCAAAGCCGAGCACCTCGCTTGTAATACCCGGTACAGCACCTGTTGGTGCAACTACTGTAAAACTATTTGAGAACTCTGTTACACGCTTTAGCAGTATTATGAAACGTACTGTGGCTGGTACTGGATGCGCTCAACTAGAGTACTACGCTGAGAACGGAAGCGAAGACGGTATGGAGCCGTTGTGGAGAGGCATGCTCAGTATTGCGCAAAAGTGTGTTGATGCTGATAAAGCCGTAATATGGTTGTCCGACATACATCCGTATTCCCATGAGCGCATGCACCAAAAATTGTCGGAGATAAAAGGTCCATATCCATGTACCAAATTCGATAGTGAAAATCCTGGTGTATGCACAGGATGCCCACACTTTGGCAAGATTACAAACCCTCTTGCGTTAGGACGTGAGACAGCGGTCACGACTGCTGAAAAATTAGTTGAAATAAAGGAGGTGATAAACGGACAAGCCACAACAAAAAAGTACACAAGACCTGAGACACCCAGAGGCTACGCTTATGGTGAGCGTGGTGGAGTATTCATTGAAAAAGAAGATGAAGATGCGAACGGCAACAAGATTAAGAAACAAGTTATGTTGTTGCCCTATGACTTATTCCCTGTTGATATTTTGAACAACAAAGGCGAGCACACGGTTCACATGATTGCGATGCGTCCAACAGGACCACAGACCGTCACGCTCCCACAAAAGGCAGTTGTCAGCAAGGATGAAACCGTCAAGACTTTAGCAGCGCAAAACATTGTGAGTGCGTTTGGCTCAGGTAATGATAAGAACCTATCCGATTATGTAAGAGCATGCGTAGAAAAAATGAGCACAGAAAAAACACCTATTAGCGTACCGTCTAGCTACGGTTGGCAAGACGATGATTCCTTTGTCTTTGCAGGAAAGATTTATAAGAACAATGCCGAGCCTATACCCGTACCTATGGAGGGCTTGGAGAACATCACGGCTAATACACAGCCAACAGGCACGCTAGACAACTGGCGTAATTTCATTAACCTTTTAGTACGAAAGAAAATGTATGATCACTTGGCGATTATCCTTGCAGGTGCTAGTGCTCCTTTTATGCGTTTTACTGGTATCTATGGTCTTACGTACCATTGCGGATCGACTGAGTCAGGAACCGGAAAATCATTGGCGCTCGAGGGCGCGGCATCCATCTGGGGTCACCCTGTGCACTACAGAACCGGAAAAGGAACCTCACCTGTCGCCATGCAACAGAGACTCGGTCTTCTCAACAACACCCCTTTGATCACAGACGAGATCACATCTAAGAACCGCAACGACTTTGAATGGTTCCCTGCACATCTGCTCGACATGACTGAGGGTCGCGGTAAGGAGCGTATGGAGTCCGGCTCTAACAAGGAGCGTGTGAACTTGTCCACATGGATGACGGTTGCGATTATGTCTTCCAATACCCACGTGGTTGACGTCTTGACTGGCGACAGAAAGCATGCAGCCGAAGGTGAACTGCGCAGACTAATCGAGTTTGTCATGGACGAAGAACTGAAGTGGGAGCACGATGAGATCGAGATCATCAAATCGCTTGCCAATAACTATGCGGTAGCCGGAGACGTACTTGTTCAATACCTTGTTGACAACGTGCGTGATGTAGCCAAGCTAGTACCTGATTGCGTAAAGCAAATGTACGCTGAGTTTAAAGCCACTAATGATGAGCGCTTTTGGATGGCAGGGATTGGGGCGATGGTAGCTGCCGGAGTTGTTATGAATTTCCAACACGCAAACATTGCAGACTTCCCAATGGATATGATTATCCAAGCCATGCACAGACGTATCGACTACATGCGCACCAATATCAAAGGCGGTAAACGTAGCGCAGAGGACGTACTGAACGCATTTATCCGTGAGTACTGGGGACACTTTGTGGTGGTTAACTTTGGCGAGAAAGGTGGGTTGTCTGCTGCTATGGGCGACGGCTCTGTGATCGACAAGGCAACGACCAAATCCAATGTAATGGGGCGCGTAGAGAACGGTGTGACCGCAGGATGCAAAGACTTCTATATTGAGGAGCGACTGCTCAAATCCTTTTGCTCATCCATGAGCTTTGGTTACGCTGACTTTAAACGCCACATTGAGCGCCAATATGCGGTGACTTATGTATCCAAGAAAGATATGATGGCTAAGACTACGGGACCGCAAATGCGTGTGGCTGTTATGAAGATCAGCAGACGTGAGGATGAAACAGATGACATTATTGCGAGTGCGCTATCCTTGGAAGTCAGTTGAGAAAGGGCAGGGGTTCTTCATCCCCTGTTTAGATACGGAGACCATCAAAGCTGACGGTCTCCAACAAGCACTACGTTACAGAATATTCAACGCCAAGGCTCAGGTCGGTATTATGGACAAAAGGATTGGCGTGTGGTTTTACCGATGAGGTTGTGGCGGATTCTTTCTAACCTTTTGGAAAGCCTCTAAGTACTTAGATGCAAGTAGCTGACGCGCTGCTTCTATCTTATCAAGCTGGGCTTGCCTTACTTCATTAGGTGCAGGACGACCGCGGATAATACGTTCTTCGGCTGCAAGTTTGCCCATACCTGCTTTGTATTTTTCAGCAACAGGTGCTAACGCAATACGTGCATAGTTGTCGTTCAGGTACTCTTTGGCTTTTTCCCTGCCCTGTTCTCTTGCAACATTGTTGAGCGTGTTCTTAGCCTTGATCGCATCTTCTGCAATTTCGTAGGCTTCGTTAGCTTGCTCACCGCCGTACTTCTTCTGGAACGCACTACCAATAAAAGGCATTTCAGATGCGTGCTCGATAGGCATGCGCTCACCAGTATCAAACAAGCTGTTGGTTGCAGCCGCGGTGGCAAGCGGTATCTGACCTAAGTAGCCCTTAACAAAGTGCTCGATCATAATAGGAGACACCACGCCACCTGTGTTCTTACTAATTTGTTTAGCAAGCTCCGTTGTGTTTGTAGTGTATCTTTGCGCAGGGTCAAGTGCTTTTAAACGAGCCGACTCGATTGGTTGGAGCGTATTAAAGTCGGTGTTTGTAACCGCTTCAAGCACAGGCTTAATAACTTGTGGTACGCCTTTAGAACTATAGCCAGGAATCGAACCAGAGAAAATATTAGCAAGCGCTTTGATCTGGTCCGTACCTTCCACAGCAGAAGACATAGCATCCGCAGCAGCAACGCCAAGCGAGAAGAAGTATCCAACCTCGTAAGGAATTGGTATCTTAACTGGCTCATCAACAAATGGTAAGAACAAGAAGAAGTTGCCATACTTGTCTTTAAGACTTGCTTGCTCGTAGTAAGGATTGCCTGCTAGAGAAAAGCCGTACGCCAAGCCTAAAGCGGACAAAGTCAAAGCACCGTTGTAAAACTTTTTCTTGATGTCCAGTTCTTTGTTGAACGGCATATTGCCACGAGCAGCTTTGGCAAACACATTGAGCGCCTGTATTTGACCGCCCATGAACGGAATCATGCGGTTGCTATGTTGTACTGAAGCAGACAACCCACGCTTTTGGTAGTTAATAGACTCACGTGTAGCGATGTTGGCTTCAACGTCTGACAGTCCTTGCTTCTTAGCATCTTGCCAAATAATAGCGCGGGTCGCAGCATCGGCGTTCATCGCTGCTCTGTCTGCCCAAGCAACTGCACGTTGTAAGGCGTTCATATCTTTACCGCTTGCTAACTGAATGGCAAACTTAGATAGGTCACTACTGTCGCCTTTAAACACATTACTTTGGATAATACCGCGCTTAATAAGCTCTGCCATTTCTGGTGTAGCTTTAGTCTGACTAAAGCCCGCCTTACCAAACTGCGCCCCTGCTCTAAGAATAGCCATGAATGGATTGCTTTCAATACCGCCTGTGAGTGCGGATGATGCAGGGTCACGAAGCAATTGGTGAGCAATATAAAGCGGTGTGCGTGTTACGCCGGTACGAAGCAAATCGGATGCGGCTCCTGCCAATTTTAAATAACCGGGTAGTGTAAGCGCAGTACCTTCCAAGCTCTTGACCACCATTTCTGTGGGCACGCCTTCCATAAGCGTGCCTTTGGTGTCAATTCGTATCCAACGCTTACCTTCGTCTTTTGGATTCTTGGGGTCAGGTTGTTGATTAAACGTCAGAATGTTGTCGCCAGCAGGTGCTTGCCCTGAATGGATGACCATGTCATTCTTAACGCCTGGTGCGCGTTGCGCTCCGATTTGTTGAAACGCATACGCCATTGAACGGCTTGCCAAATTGGTAAGCGCTGCATCGTTGATCAACAATGTGTTTTGTAGCATCGACTTGTCAAGCGGCAATATCTTAGTCTCGCCACCTTTGAGCGCGTGCAAATACGGCTGATGTTTGATGTCGCCTACGTTTATCTGTACATCATCACTAAACACAAGCGCAGCTTTGCCGTCTTCATCAACACGGTAGAACGGTAAGTAGTCATTGTCTTTTAATAGCTCGGCTGCTTTGGCTTTGGTAATCTTGCCTGAGTCGGCAAGGAAGTTAATAAGACCTTTGTTGTATGCGTTGTACCGAGTACGAACCTTTTCAAGCGCGGTCTTTAGTTCTGGATTGGAGTTAACATAGTCTAGGGTTTCTTTAAGTTCTTGATCACTTAATTGCAAAGCGCCCAAGTCAAGTGTTTTAAGTCCTTTGTTACCTGCACGGATGGCAGCCTGATACGCGGTTGCCATATCTACCTTGGCTGTTGCATTGCCGAGCGGTATGTCGGACATAGCTTTGAATACATCAAGACCAGAGTCCTTGTTGCTTGTTTGTATTTCGATCAAACCTTTTGAATCTTTAACAAACTGAAGCGGTCCGTGTTTCAAAGTTGCCATTGACATTTGGACTTTGTCATCCGCAGTCAATATGAAGTGCTTGACTTGGGTTGCAATATCACGTTTGCCAATAGCTTCAGCGCCAATGTTGATTGCCTTCATGACCGGAGCACGCATATCCACGGCATTCATTTCAGCCATGAGCGCCCCGTTCTTGGTCAGGTTCTCTTTCATTTCCTTGAAGCCAGGCTCTTGCGCAATGATCTTCTTGGTAAAGCGAGTCAAAGGATTGTCTTCGTCGTATTTAGCACGACGAGCGTAAGCAGGTTCGGGAGGAGCTTGGTTGGCAATCTCTGGTGGTTTGATGTCACCAATACGATTAGGCGCATCTATAACAGTTTTTCCTTTTTCCAAGCTCTTAAGCACGTCTTGCTTTACATTTTCTTCAATGTATTCGTGTTCTCCTTCAAGCACATCTCTAATTAGTGCTTGTGCTTTTTGTAAACCTTCTTGCGTTATTTGTTCTTGCGGATCAAAAGCTCTAGCAATCGCTTCACTTAAAGCAGAAAAATAACTATTCATTTTACTAGGGCGACTATCTATTGCACCTTGTGCAATTGCCTCAGCTATTTTTTGATCGTGTGCAACAATGTCCACTTGCTCTGGATCAAGTCTTTTAACAACATCTTTTTCTAACTTAACAGCAAATTCTGTATTAAAGTTGTGTAAAGCCTCAAGGGATTTCCCAATCTTTTGTTGCTCCTCGCTATCTCCAGGCTCTCTATCTGCGCGTGCAACAAGATCATCGTAGTTTTCATGGATAGGACCCAAGTCTTTAGCCCAGACCGCATGTGTGTACGCAACCTCTAGCGCGTCAGCCATTCCTTTTTTAACGGCTTCTAAAACACCAAGGTCATTTACGTATAAAGCATCTGGCGCATCTAAATATAAAACACTCTTTCTTAGGCTCTCATACGGTATAGTTATTTGAGTAGCGCCTTTAATAGTTATATAACTATCTCTGGAACCAAAACCTCTTACATCCACATCAACATTTGATGGAATGGTTAAAATACTATCATTAGGTTTTTCTCCAAAAGCTGTGATGGGGTTATTTATTTTTTTAAGGTTTGGTAAATCAACACTTAAAGAACCTTCATCTGCACCAAACATATCTATACCATCGACATACTCTAAATTAGGTAGAGTAATGTTTTCTCCTTTATGCAAAGAAAGTCGAAGATGTTTTGCTGCTTTAGCATCTTCTAGCCTAGGCTTGTATTCTTTACCATTTAGCGTAATTGTGTTTGGTTCTCTATCATATAAATCAAATTTAGCGCCTAGATAATAACCGTTGTCCCAAGCTTTACCAACAGCTTTTAAAATCTTATTGCGAAAAAACTCTTTAACTTTTTCACTAGCTTCTGGTCTACCGCCGTAGCCATCTACAGACCTAAAAGACAAAAAGTGATTTATTTGGTAATCATCAATACTAGCAGTTTTATTGTCGCCAAAAGAAATATCAACGCTAATTCTAGAGTTAATCAAATCGCTAATCGGCATGTCGGCAACACCTTTAGCTATATCAATAGCTAACTGTTTTCTTGCAAACTCTGATGTGTAATCTTTAGCATTTGAAAAGTCAGAGTTCTTAAGGAACTCCTGGGCAATAGCTTGTTGTTCTTTATTAAGCGCTTGGTTTGGTGTGTTGCCTCGCACTTCTCCAATTCTGTCTTGTCCGTTCATACGAACAGCAACTTCAGGGCGACCGTCTTTGTAATTTACATAGAAGTCTCCACCACCAATGTGCGAGCGTGCAGTACCAACAGTTCTACCTGTACACCATTCTGTTCCTGCACAAGCCTTGTTTAATTCAACAGCATCTTGTTCTGAGTGGCTTTGTTTAAATAGTTGCCAACCATTTTTGGTACTATTGTCTTTAGCGTTTTTATCTGCATTTTTTTGCAGACCGTCAAGGAACGCATCTTTAAGGGATTTACCTGCACGCAATTCTTGAATAACAGCATCGGCAGCCTCGTGTCCCACAACCGCTACATTATGTCTATTATTAGATTCAATCGTAGCAAGTTTTAAACGACCGTCTTTATCAGATACAACTGCCCACTTTGCTGCAGCTTTAGCAACTAAAGCATTTTCAACGCTAGTATAGCTAGGATTGTCTTTTAATAAGTCAACTAAAGAACGCAAATCATGCGTTCTTTGTTTTTTAATTTCACGTGCTTCTCGTCGTGCTACTGTAGGGTCTTCTTTTGCTTTTAAATTAGCAAATGTTTCTGCTGTAGCTTCAGCATAGTGAAGTGGGTTTTCTGGGTCGTACGGTTTACCGTCCGACATAATAGTCTCATACCTTAAAGAATTTAAATTACCATGCGCAATCTTAGCTTTTTTCTTAGCCTCGTTAAGATTATCGTATTCTTCTTGAGACATATTGCGCATAACGGGGGCAGCGCTACCGTCTTTTCTTGCAGGTCTCGCCAATGTTTTACCTGGAGGTAAAGCATCCTTTAAATCATCTTCAAGCGCCTTGGCTTCAGCATCGAGACGTTTGTATTCTTCAACTTTTTTAAACAGCGTTTCTTCTTCTTTGCTCAGTTTGCGGGGTTCGCTCTCTGACAATTCATGAACAAGTTTATAGTTTTCATACTGTTTTAAAACGTCTTCAGCAGAGGTAGGAACCTTAACAAACGCTTGAGGGTCAAGCTCCATACGCTCAAGCACATCAGCGCCAATGCGCTCCGCATCTTCAGGTGTACGGTCTTTTTGTTTGATCAAGTCACCGAACTGTTCGGCAAACTGTTTCATCGAGTTACTACCCGTATGTAGCGCGGCAATGTCTTTTTGTGATGGTGAGCGCTCTGGTGCTTTTGGACGCTCACTGCTAGGTCTCATTAAGGCATCAATGGATTGAATAGCAGCGCCGAGCATAGTCTCGGGTTCAGTCTTACCGCCTTTATACACACCAAGCAAACGAAGTATGATGCTTTTAAATCCATCCCAAGCATTTGAGAGTTTCCACTTTTTCTCACGCAACTGGGCTTGAAGCTTCTTGTTAGACATAGCTTCGGCTGCAAACTCTTTAAGACTGCCTTTTGCTGTGCTACTTGTAATTGACGCATCATTTTTTATAGCTGCGTGCAAAGCTTGCAACTCACGTTTAGCAACCGTTTGGATTGGGGTGAGGTTGGCTTCAGGCATATCAAGCACATGGTCCACACCTTGGTGAATGCCTTCGTGTAGCAAAACCTCGTGTGATAAACCACCATTACGACTCAACCCAATTGTGTCACCAAGAGACACACCAAGAACTTCATTTCCTTCTTTATCTGTAATCTTGTCCCTAATGACTACGTTGGTGTTATCAAGTAAGTCAGACAGACGTTGGGCAATTACACGGTTAATCTCAGGCGCGTTCTTATCATTAGCAATGTCGGTATATACGGCATTGATGTCGTTGTCATCAATAGCGCGAAGCTGGGTTTCGTTTAAGTTTGGACTCTCAGTCTCTACACCACGGGCAAAGCTATCTTCACCACCCTCACGCTCTGAGCGGATCGCCTCGTCAAACATACTGCGCAGTCTGCCTTGCTCCACGCTTGTTGCTTTACGGCGTGTCTTCGTTACTTTAGGCGCAGCTTCGGATTTGTTTTGCAGTGCACGCACTTGCTCTGGCGTTGCTCTATTGCGAGCAATCTCACCACGCTTTGTCGTGGCTTCACGGCTCTCAGGTGTACCTGTAAGTTCTTCACGTTTAGCGCGAGAGACGTTGCGGGTTGCAGCGCCTGTACGTTTGGTTGGCAATTCTTGTTTGCTTTGTCCAAGCGCATTACGCATGAACTCAACTTGCTTGGCAAGTTCTTCTTTGTACTCAGGTGTTTTTTGACCAAGCTCGATGGCTTTAGACGAAGTCTCCTCGCCGGATAAGCGTTTGAACTCTAATGCTTGCTCACTCTTTTCACCGTACTTTTTATTAAGTGCCTCTTGCTTTTTGAGGCGAGCGTTCATGTACGTTTCAAATTCAGGCGTATCACGCCCAAGCATCTGGGCGATGTCGCGCATCTTGCTGGACTTAACGGCTTCGGTGACTACGTCACCTTTGTTAATTCTTGCTGTAGTCTTAGCGGCTCTGGACATGACTGCCCGACCTATAACGCCTTCTTTAGCCTCGGCTTCTGATGGAGGACGAATTGTACTTTGACGTTGTTTTTCTTCTTGTGCTTTTCTTTTCTCAGTCAACTCAGTTGCCGTCTCAGCACGCTCAACGCTGTACAAACTTTGGTGAAGTCTAACAATTCTGTCTCTAATTGGCAGGATGTGTTTGTCCATGATCCTGTTGTACTCTTTAAGTACTGCGCCAATTGTTCGCTCAATGTGTCCTTTAGCTCCGGCAGCTTTTTTGTCAAGTAAAGTTTGATGCTTGGCTGCCAAGTCAATTGCTTGTTGCAAATAAGAACGTGTATTGTTACCAATAGGTTGCTCAACCAATAACTGAAGGCGGTTGATTTCGTTTGTAATACGGTCGTATTCTTCTGGCGTTGCAGTACGAGTTACTTTGCGACCACCTAAATTTAGACGATCATCCAACGCTTTGATAAGTCTAGCTTTGTCAGCCGCTTCTTGGTCACGTCTTGCCAAAGATTCTTTTGCGGTTCTAAGCTGGTGCTCATCAACCAACGCTTTTATTGTGGCGGGGTCTTCATTACGAAGACCAGTTGCACGCTCATTTTGTGGCGTGAACAAATCCAACTGTTTAGTGTCGGGTGTTAAGTTGTCTTTAATATGTTGGTCATACGCTGCTTTCTTAGCCTCAAGGTCTGATAGCAAAGCAGCATTGTCGGTAAGCTCAGAACCACGCAGTTTATCTTTTTGAGCCTGTAGCTTTTGAATCTCACTTGCCATTTTCTCAGCAGTGTTCACGTTGTCTTCAATAGACGCTTGCTTTAGGCGTTGATCAACTTCTGTTTGTTTGGCTTCTTCAACCGCTTCAGGTTGTTTGTTGAGTTCAAATTTCTTTACAGGTGGGTTTTCCCGTACTGCACGTTGTTCGTCTAACAGCTTGTTTAGATTATTTAAAGTGTCAGTTGTAAGACCGCCTCTTGTATCCGTTTGGATTTGTTGAGTTATTTGGTCATTGGTTAAACCGTTTTCTAATCCTTGCGTAACTGCCCTGAATATTCGTTTGTGCGCTCTGTCTGTGTTTTCTGGGCTAAGTGGTTCATTAGCATTTTTAGGTAGTGGATTTTCCACAACCTGTTGAACATACTTACCGTTTATCTTTTTCTCTACAAGGCGAGTGGTAGGCTCCGCAGGGTTATACACCGTGGGGATTGCGTTTTTAATATCTTCCAGTTTAAGACTAGGCGCAGCAGCGGGTACGTACTCCTGTGGTGTTTCAGGTTTACCTGCACCTTCTTGACCACGCCCAAATAGAGGAAAGGTCTCACCGGGTTTTATTTCTTGCTTTTGCAATTGCGCACGAGCTTGTTCATGCTTTGCTTCAATTTCTTTGCGCTGCTGTTGAAGTTCGTCTAACTTGTCAACGTGTTTGTTAATGTTTTCAAAGTCGCCTTCAGCCGTTGCCGCGTCAAGTTTCTTTTCTGCGCCTGCAATTTTTTTATCGTGGGTTTTAAGTTCTGCGGCAGCCGTAGTTTCAAAGTCTTCGGGAGTACCGAGTACACCCCCCGCATCGGTAATTTTTTTACCAAGATTTTCGATACGGTAGTTTAGTCCTTGTAGCGCATCAGCCAAAGGACGAATATTGGCGGTGTCACGTGCCGCTACTGCCTGTTGCAATCGTTCATAAATCTCTGGCACTTGGGCAGTCATTGCCTTGTGCTCATCCACCATCCTTAGTACATCAGGCGCTTGTGCTTTTTCCTCTGTCTCTGGTCCAGGCATGGGTATGCCTGGGGCTGTCAATAGGTCTGGAGGTGTGGGTGGCGTAGCAGCTTGAGCGGCTTGGCGTGCCTCTCCTGCCTTTTCAAGCGCTGCCTTAGCACCCTTAACAGTACTACGTGCTTGTAAAGCGCCAAACACAGGAGACACTTCAACGCCGGACAACAGATCTTGTCCGTACTGTTTCATGGCTTCTGGGGATGCAACTTCTTGTCCAAGTCCTACACGTTCTGTGACATCACGAGCCACCATAGTAGCCGGACCAACCACCGCGTTTTGGGCGGTGGACTGCATAAAGTTTTTCAAGAAACCGCTAAGTTTTTCGGTTGCCTGTGCTACGGTCATGTTCCCCGCAAGCACTTCTTTAACTAAGGGTTGGGCTTGCTCAATAGCCGTCTTGCCAATAATAGAACGCATAGGTCCGGCAAGCACTTCTCCACCAAGCGTATCAATAGCAGTCTTGGCTATACCTGTGGCTGTTGCTCTAGCAGCACTTTGCGTTTGTCCGGCTTCGCGTTGCGCGGCTAAAGATTCACCAATGTTTAAAGGAAGATCGGCAGCGACAAATCCTAGTGCTCCAGCACCTAAACTAGCCAAAGCAAATTCAGGAGCGGCTGCTGCCGCAACTGCACCCGCAGCCATAGGCGCACCAAAACGCCCTATTACATTACCAATAGCTTCACCGGCTTTACCGCGCCAAGTCTCGTCTCCAATTGCTTTTTCAGCAGCAATTCGTTTTTGTTCTTCGCTATATTGTCTAAGCCCTTCAAGCCCCCCAAGTTCGCCTAAAGCTTCACCTGTTTGTGCAGCACCCCCTTGTAAACCGCGACCTAAACCTGGAAAAAAACCAGTTGGTTGTTGAGGCTTAGGCTCTGGTGGTTTGGGCGCAAACCCAAACGCTTCAGGATACATCTGTAATGCACGCCCCCATGCCTGGTCTGGCGTTTCGCCTTCCCTGACTGTTACTGAAGTGCCGTCGGGTAGAGGTAGATATTGAGCCATATTTTACTTTTAAGGACGTGCGCCTGAGCCTGGGTTGTTAGTAGGATCGGGTCTTCGTTCTGCTCTTTGGGTTGCGTACCACTCTCTTGCAAAATCTTCTGCACTTTTCATTTGTGAAGTGGGGCTTTCTTTTCCTGCCCAAGCCGCTTGATACCTTGCCCATGCTTGTGGCAAACTTTCTTTTGTAGTTGCCATTGTAAACTTAGAAAGCCCGTCTGCAATTTTTTCTTGCTGAGTATCTCCCACACCCAACGCCAAAGCCATTTTCATACTGTCGGGTTGGTGGGCTAAAGCAAAACCTTTTGCCATGTCGCCACCACCAATACCGGCATACAGAGCAGGTATGCTGCCTTGGTATCCAATTTTTGCAACTTGAACACTTGTAGCATTTTTTTCTGAATTCATCTGAGCGTCTGCCCCGGTTTTTAGTATGGCAAGAGCTTGGGCGTTGTTAACGCCTTCTCGTTGTCTAAGCCCCGCAATTCCTGTTTCCATACCTTTAACCACAGAGTTATCCACAGCATTGTGCGCTGCGTCAAGTTCTTTATTGTTAAGATTCTTTTGGTTAAACCTAATAAAGTCAAGTTTATCTTTTGCCTCATTTAAGGTATCTCTGGCTTGTTCAATCTTGTCTTGACCTGCAATATAGTGTTTTATACCTGTTTGCACGCCAGAAGACAGACCACCCAAACCGCCAGCAATAACGTTGCCATTCTCATCTTTTGAGCCAGGAACAGCAGACATGGCTTTGAAACCGCCAAGAATAAAAGACAAAGCGTAGTTTTTATTTTCTGCATCAGCAAGCTTTTGTTCACGTGCATTCAACCGCTGTTCTTGGGCTGCGCCATACACGCCTTGATTAGCAATAGATGACTTAGTTCTTTCAAGTGCGTTTTGCGCTGCGGTGTTTTGTGCGTTTAATAATGTTTGTGTTTGCGTTGCAAAAGGATCAGGGTTACTTGCGTTATAAGATTGAATAAACTTCGCTGTGTCTTGGGGAGACATGTGCACAAAATCTGTAGGCGCCGCAACAGGTGTGGCAGGGTTTTGTTTAAATAACGAAGGGTAATCTGGGTTTATAGGCGTAGTATTTGCAACAACAGGTGTATTTTGTGTATCGTCATCTTCCGTACCTGTGCTACCGCCCGGAAAGAAATGTTTAGTCTCTGCTTCGTCTGGTTCTCCAGCAATACCACCATCAGGAATAGAAGCTTGTGGATTGAGCGTAGCAATACCGCGTTCTTCTGGAAGTTTGTTTGCGTCGGGTGAAGCCTTTTCGTCAATCTTAGCAAGTTCTTTAATTAGCTTTTGGGCACCCTCAAAGTCCTTTGCAGCAATACGCGCATCAATTGCTTGACGAAGCATAGTTTCGGGATCAGGAGCCGCATTGGGAGCCGCGCTGGGAGGCATGCCAGGAGCCGCGCTAGGAGCCGCACTTGGCATAATACTGGGTAAGCCTGCGGTTTGCGTTGGGGCAGCGTTTAGTTTAGCTAACTCTTGTTGCGATACCGTTTGTTGTGGGAGTTGGGCTTGCAAAGCTTTTGAGTCGTTTCCTGCCTGATTGATCGTCATGGCTAAAGACAAAAGCGCCCCGTAACCAGGATCGTTTTGGTGCTGTGCTACATAACTCTGTAGCGTACCTTTGTTCTTCATATCCATCAACAACGCGGTTGTTTGTGGAATATTTTGAGGCTGTGTAGCCTGCATTGCGGGAGTCATCATTGCTTAATTCCTTATACTAATTTGGACAATGCAAGATCGCCCAGACCTGCGCCTTGTTTCTTCATACGATTATCAGGGGCTTTGATTCGACCACCAGTTCTCTTAGTAGGCTGTGTGGTTGTAGAACCTGTTCCTAACTGACTCAAACCATAACCTGCCATACCAAGACCTGCAACCTGAGACAGCATGTTTGGTGGTGCTTGGAAGTTTTGTGTGGTTGTGCTTGTCGGCGCACCTGTATACAGACTTTCCAATTGCGATAATTGCTGCATTGGGTATGCCTGCATTGTGCTGTAGTTCTGCGCGCCTTGGTTGATAACGTTTTGCGCTTGTTGCTGTTGTTGTGCGCCGTATGCGTTCTGCAAGCCTGCAATACTTTGTTGAGCGCCCAGTTGCTGCGCACCAATATTTGCCAAGTTAACGCCTGCATTAGCGGCGTTGTTATACCCGGCTTGTTGTGCCTGAATTCCTGCAAGACCTTGTTGCGCGCCCTGCATACCCAGAGTGGAGGCTTGCTGCATGTTTTGTTGTGCGGTATTAAAGGCGTTATTTAACCCTGTTCCAATCATTTGCTGTTGCGCAAGTTGATTAGCTTGATTTGTTAGTCCTTGTTGAATACCCATGCGCGAACCGCCAAATGCTCCGGCTTGCGTAGCTTGTGTCGCGTTGTTATTTTGTTGTATGCCGTACTGCTGGTTAAGCAAATTTAATCCGGGCTGCAGCGCAGTTTGCCAATACGGATTCATGTATGCGTTGACGGCGTTGGCATTTGTGGCATTTTGTCCGTAGCCCATACCCGCGTTATAACCTGCTTGACCATATTGACCCGCACCCGCAATAGTGCCTAAATTACCTTGCGCAGCCATGCCGGTTAAACTAGTTGCTTGTCCATATTGTCCAGGGACTTGCATATTTCCAGCAGTATTAAACGACTGGTTTTGTAAACCGGTAAAGTCTGCAACACTATTTTTACCCGCCGCAGCGGCGGTTGCAGTCATTTGATCGTAGGCGGGATTTGCTTTTTGCTGACCCGTTACAGGGTCTGTTATAGTTGCCGCGGCGTTGTTTACATTAAAAGGTGTGTACCCAGACTGCGGTCCAAGTTCCCCAGTAGCCTGATTGTAGTTAGGAAACGCGTTTTGTAATCCCGAACTAATGAGCTGCGAAACACCTGGTTGTGCCCAAGGCGAAATGTTCGATGTGGTGTTTGTTGCACTTGTTGCCGCAGGTTGGCTTGCACCCCCACCACTAGAGATGCCAAGGACATATTGGTCAATAAAAAACCATTTAACTAATTTAAGCATGTTCAGCATCTAAATGCTCCTTTTTGTATTCTTCAAATCTTTCAAAATAAATGTCTTTCCACATATCTGGAAGCACACCTCTAGCCTTGTCTTGACCCAGACATACAATGATTGCGTAGGCAACAATGTGCCCCGCTGCATATCTCAAACCATGAGCAATCTCTAAGCCATGTGGGTCTTTGTCTTTTTCAAATTTATTTGCCACTTCATACGCAGAAACAATAGACAGCCACATAGGGGCAACTTGATCTTGTATTCGTCTGTAAAAAGGATTGGCGGGTAGATAAACAAGTGCAGTCAAAAACGCTTGGTTAATCTTTTCCTCTTGGATGTCTTTATCTCCGTCCACAATATCGTCCCATGAGTGGGACAAATCCACAAACATGGAATACATGTTGACAGCATCTTGGTTTCCACCAAACCATGCTAAACGCTGCTCATTGATCTGCTGAGCATCCATTGAGTTTACCTTTGATTAAACGATACAAAACTGTACACAGCGGTAAGTTCCGGGGGTCATGTTGCAAAGCAGATTCACGCGCCTCATCGGACTGCGCCATAATATCAAACCAATGCTTGGTGTATGAAACAGGGTGAATCATAGCTTGCACACTAAAACCATTCTTATAAGCCGCCGCAATAAATTCACTAGGCTGACGAATTGTGTAGCTCCAGTTTTCTAAAAATACTTTAGACTCGGACGGATTAATGACGGTAAAGTCTTTAATAGTTACCACGCCACCATCTCTGAGCAGACGGTTCGCTTCTTTAAAAACAGCGTCTAAGTCCCCGTACCCAATAGACTCATTGAACATGACGTAATCTGCGCACGCATCAGGCAAGGGGGTGTTCTCAAAAGACGCATTGACGCATATTCTTTTAGCGTTAATCATGTAGTCAATTAGCGCCGGGTCGTTCACCACATTGATGACTTTTAGTGTGGGATCAATGTTTTGTAAAAGCGCTCCGGCTTCGCCAGACCCGCACCCAAGATCCACAATAACAGAGTGTGGCTGTGGCTGCATAAAAGAATAGTATTGCGCCATGTGCTCTTGCTCAGTTGGTGCTAACCGAGTGGCAATAAATAGCCCCGCTCCGTTTCTAAGGAACGCGTCAAATACCGCACTTAGCAATGATTTTCCTTGGTTGTTCATCCTGGCACGTACCGATCTGGGTGAATGGCTTTAGCTTGTTTAGGCGTGCCTGTTCTGGCGCGTCTGACCCTGTCCATCATGTCGTAAAGTTTTTTGGCACCTGCATCAGATGAGCCGTTGCCCAAGTGAGACACAACATCGGCAGGAACTACAAATTCATCGTTGGCTAAACGTGCAGGTTGTTTACCGGCTATCGTAGCGGGAATAGAGTCGGACATGCCGTCTCCAGGACCTTTTAGCATTTGACCGCCATCTGAGTAGTGTCCCAAGCTAGAAATACCACCCCCCGCGCCATACATCATGCCACCACCTGCAGCAGCGATTGTTGGACCGGGCATCAAAGATTGTTGAGCAGCACGTTGTTGCGCATCTTGTTGTGCTTGCAATTCTTGTTGTCCTGCTTGCTGAGATTGTGCAGCCTGCATAGCTTGTAAATAAGCGCCTAATTGATCGTATGCACCGGTCGCAGGAGTTGGCGCAATAATATCGGATTGTGAAGAACCTCCTCCAGCAAAGTGCATAACCGGCTGTGGCACGGGCGTGCTTGTTGGATTGTTGTAGGTTGGCGTCGTGTTATACGACATGGGAGGATTAGGATTGGCGCTCAATAAGCCCCCCGATGCCTTTTTTGTTGTGCCTCTGTCTGTTAAATAAGGAACACCCTGCGCACCTTGTAGTCTACTTAAAGGTCCAGTATCAACTGTTGGAGCGGGGACGCCGTAGCCTTTATCAGCAGCTCTTATAGCGGCGTATCCAAGTCCTCCGCCTAACCCAATTAAGCCTGCCTGACCAGCAGCGCCATAGCCCATTCCAGTGCCAAACGTACCGGTTGCTCCCTGCGCAGGCGTAATTGCGTTGTGTAAAAGATTTGAATACCACGGGGCTGGAGTTGTTGCAGTCTGATTAGCAGCGTTAGCATACAACGCATTATCGGCAACCGCCATTTGACCTGTAGCACCTGCACCGGCACCTTCTGTGGCAGCACTTCCAAGTATTGTTGCAGCTCCTGTTCCTGGTGAAGCTGCGGCAGCTGCGGCATTTGGGTAAACAGCATTACTTGCTAATGGTACAACGTCTGAAGCAACGGCGGGAGCCGCACTACCTGCGCCAGCACCGATACCAGAAGCAGTTAAATCAATTGGAACAGAACCTCCGGCAACAGAACCGCCTAATGCTGGTATAGCAGCATCGCCTGCTACCGCTGAAGCGGCTACGCCGCCTGTAGCCGCAAGTGCGCCAACTGCAAGCAGTTTTTCGGCAAATGACATGTTGTCCCACATACTCATACGTCTCTCCTTAAGTGGCTTCGCCACCGCTTATAAAAATGTTACTACCTGTACCGCTTGCAACAACTTGAATCGTTCCACCCGGTTGTAAGATCTGCGTACCCACCCAATGAAAATAAGACGCCCCCGTATTAACGGGAACCACATTCAAAAAGATATTTCCTGTACCCGCTGTGCCGCCACTTGGTACAAAGTAAATTGTCACCGTAATACTACTACCCGCCGTAATATTAATGTCCTTAATTATAGTTCTTGTAGCCGCAGGAACGGTGTAAATAGTCGTTGTAGACGTTGTAACCGCCGCAGCAGCAACCTGAACAGGGATGACGTTTTGATAAAAGCTCATTGGTTCAACCAAGTAAGAACAGAATTAGACGCAATATTATTAGTATTTACGCTTACTACTGTGTTCAGTTGTTGAAAATAAAGACGCAAAACGTTATTGAGTTGAGTCTGCTCATTTTGATCGTAGGCAATGGGAGGGACAGGCAGCTGCGGTACCGCAGGCACTTGTACGCTGTTGGTCTTAAAAGGCGTTGCCATTAGCGTCTTCCATCAGGACGAATGTCCAAACGCTGCGAACCTGACTGCCATTGCACGCCAAGTCCGGTTGACTGAATTTTAAGCGCCATCTGACGCCCTCTTGCTCGTACGTAAATTTGAGGCGTGAAAGTCTGGATCAAATACTCACGTTCTTGTGTATAGTTTTGCTGACTAACAATGTTTGGGTTGTTTGAATTGCCGTAGTTATTGCCTGGATTTTGTCTTGGCAGCAACGTCATATTAACCGTTGGGTTGGGATTATATGAACCCGTAAAGTTTATATCAGGAACAATACGCCACACAAAACCAAAATTGTTACCGTCGCCAATATCAAAATCAGAACTTTGGATGAAAGAATTAATAGGACTAGCTGGATTAGTCGTTCCATCATTGACACCGTTCTCGTGATATATCAACTGCCCATAATAGTTTGTTGCAACTGGCGTCTGTCTCAAGGGCGAGTAAAGCCATGCAGTTCTTTGCATAGCGCCGTAGTACCAACTTTGATCCACGTAGTTGTATACCACATAAGAATCAGTCAACGTATTTGGGTTGGACGGTGTGCCGGTTCCAAAAGATCCATCGCTATTGCGCCCAGTAACCGAGGGGTAGAACCACCAAACTTCATTGAACGCTTCATTTGTACCTGCATAAACCTGCGCCGATTGAGACAAGTTGATATTATCGAATACGTACTCCCTGACCGCGCAGGGTAATGTCTGCAC